AACAATACTAAAATTTACACAAAAAAAGAGGTGCATCCAATCTAGGAAACACCCCCTTAGTTTATTTTTAGCAATTTGTGCATAGTAAAATTATTTTTTAAAATGCGGCTTACTAAACTTTTTTCTTTTTCTTACCTCCACGACGAAGCTTTTTTAAATCGGCAGTAGTTATCTTGTTTCTTGGAGGAGCAACACGCGCCAGTCTTTTTTGTTTTGAAGTTAATTTTTTATTAGGCATAGTTACATACACACATCGTCATATAAAACATTCTTTGATCTACGATAGTTGTTCAGAGTTGCAGCATCAGCAGATGTTTCTTGTTTAAGAATAGAAAGCATCGATGATATTTTAGACACAGTAGTGCTACGATTAGAAAAAAATGTCTGTAAAAAATTATCTGCTCTTTCTAGCATCTATATATACTCTCCATAAACTCTTTGCAACAGTTATTAGAACTTTATTTTTGTTTTTCTTTTTGTTTCTTTTCTAACAGTTTTAAGTTACTGCTCTTTAGTGTCTCTATAGAGTATATTATAACAGATAAAAAACAATATTCAACAATAAAAAATTAAAAAAATAAAAAAAGTTTTAGAGTGTTGCATTTATGCAACTATGCTACCCTTGTTGTCTCTATTAGAAGCGGGTGTTAAAATTACACTTTGTTGTCCTACTGTAGGAGTGTCTGTCATGGAAGAAGTTAAATACTGTACGAATAAAGACTATTGTACTTGTGGTAAGGATGATGTATCTATAGATAATAATATATGCAATTGTAAATGTTGTAGAGAAGAAAGATCATCTGAACAAGAAGGAAATTAGTATGTGGAAGATAGTAGTTTTTATGGTTATGGGTATTACCGCAGATCAAGATATATATCCACTAACAAGCAATGAAGTTGATGCTATGGTTATTACTCACTATAATGGAAAGCCATTAGATTTTAAGACACAAGAAAAATGTTATGCACATATGTGGGAAAATATAGAAGCTATAAAAGAATATGCTTCATCAAGGTTTGAAGGTAAACCAGTAAGACAAATTATTTGCTCACAACAAACACAAATATAAAATGTCAGATTACCCAGAAGAAGAAGAAAAGCTAACCGCTGGTCAGGAAGAGGCTAGACAAGAGCAAGAGTTTAAGTATGCTACACTTCTTCAAGTAAGAAATAATTTAAAAGATTTAGTATCTCAGAAGTGTAGAAAAGATTTTCTTACATTTGTGAGAATGGTAGCGCCTACCCTGATATCTGATTGGGAAATGGGTAAGCATATAGAAGTTATATCAGACAAACTGCAGAAGGTAGTAGAAGGAAAGATAAAACGCCTTATGGTGTTTCTTCCTCCGCGTAGCAGTAAATCAGTAATATGTTCCAAGTTATTTCCTGCATGGTACATAGGTAAAAATCCTAATCACGAAATACTTACAGTCAGTCACTCAGATCAACTATCCAGTGACTTTGGCAGATCAGTCAGAGATATCGTAGGAACAGAAGAATTTATGGATATGTTTCCTGGGGTGAATCTTAGACAAGATGTACGTGCGGCAGGTAAGTGGAAGACAAACCTAAATGGTAGTTATTATGCTGCGGGTGTTCGCAGTCAGATTGCAGGTCGTGGCGCACACGTAGCTATCCTTGATGATGCAATGTCAGAAGAAGATAGTTTCTCTGATGCAGGAAGAAGGTATATCAAGGAATGGTGGCCGTCAGGACTACGCACACGTATCATGCCGAATGGCGCGATAATTATTATTAATACTCGTTATCATTATGACGATCTTTGCGGATGGCTGCTAAAGCAGCAAGAGAAGTTTGACATAGATACAGAGATGCGGTGGGATGTAGTAAGTATACCTGCATGGGTAGACGAAGACTCCAGTAAATTACTAGGTTTACCTATAGGAACAAGTTATTTTCCTGAGTGGAAAAGTGATGAAGTATTAAGACAAGATGAGATGGAAATACGGTCCACTAACGGATCAAAGTACTGGGAAAGCTTGTACATGCAGAATCCCACTCCTGATGAAGGCAGCTTAATTAAAAAAGACTGGATTAACTGGTGGGAATACGGCGATCCTCCTGGTTGCGATTTTATTCTACAGACTTATGATACGGCTTTTTCTACAAAGACAACAGCAGACTACTCGGTAATACAGACATGGGGTGTATTTTATTTCCATGATGATGATTCTCAGACAGGTGAGGAGAATGTAGCATCTAATATTATACTGTTAGGAAGTAAGCGAGGCAGATACGAGTATCCTGATCTAAGACGTATAGCACAAGAAGAATATAAAAAACATAGGCCAGACTTTTGTCTAGTAGAAAAGAAAGCTAGTGGTCAGTCTTTAATTCAAGATATGCGTAGAAGCGGTTTACCTGTTTTAGAGTATACTCCTGATAGAGACAAAGTTAGCAGAGTTATATCTGCATCGCCTATGTTGGAGTCAGGAAGAGTATGGCTACCAGATGGTAAAGGCTGGTCAAATGAATTATATGAAGAAATGATAATGTTTCCTTACGGTAAACACGATGACCAAGTTGATGCTATGACAATGGCTATTCATTATGTAAAAGATAGCTGGCGCTTAGAACATCCAGACGATCCTGATTGGGAAGACGATCAGGGTTATAGAAGTCAGAAGCGAGTTGCGTACTGGCGAGTTTAATATTATAATTAAAAATTATTTATTTAGCAAAGGTAACACACAATATGGCAACTGAACGTAATCCCTTTGATCCTATCCCACAAGTTCAAGTTACTCAAATAGAGATTGAACCAGAAAACGATGAAGCTACTATTGAATATGATAATTCTGATGGCGGTGTCATAGTAGAATTTAAAAACCCAGTAGAAGAACTTTTGTCTGATGAGCAAGTAGAAGAAACAAACGATGAGTTTTACAGAAACCTGGCAGATGACATAGATGAAGATATTCTGCAGGATATTGCTGAAGAAATCTACGATAATTATACAGCAGATAAAGACAGTCGCGGTGAATGGGAAAGTATGTTCGAGCGTGGCTTTGATCTTTTGGGATTAAAGCTGGAAGAAGCTTCAGAACCATTTGAGGGTGCATGTACTGCAGTTCATCCTGTGCTTATTGAGTCAGCAGTTAAGTTTCAGTCCAAAGCTACACAAGAATTGTTCCCCTCTGGTGGACCTGTTAAGTCTCAGATTATAGGAAATGCCTCTGAAGAGAAAGAAAATCAGGCACAACGTGTAGAAGAGTTTATGAATTATCAGGTCACAGACCAGATGACAGAGTATTTTGATGAGTTTGAAAGAATGCTCTTTCATTTACCCCTGATAGGTTCTGCATTTAAGAAAATTTACTTTGATTCGGGTCTAAATCGCCCTGTATCCGAGTTTGTCCCCATAGATCAGTTCTATGTATCGTACTATGCTACAGATTTACGCCGTGCAGACAGGTATACACACGTAATTTATCGCTCTCCAGTAGAAATGCGAAGAGATATTGCTGCAGGAATGTACTCAGACATAGAATTACCTGAAGCTTCTGTACCACAAAGCACTCCTATGTCCCAAAAAATGGACAATATCATGGGTTTATCTCCATCTGGGGACAATGATCCACAATATGTGCTACTGGAACAGCATTGTTATCTAGATTTAGAGGGATTTGAGGATGAAGAGGACATTGCTCTTCCATATATTGTTACAATAGAAGAAAAAAGTAGAAAGATACTGTCTATTCGCAGGAATTATGACAGGGATGACCCGCGAAAAGAGAAGAAAATCTTCTTCACACACTATCGTTTTGTACCTGGATTTGGTTTTTATGGTCTGGGACTGATACATTTCTTGGGTAATCTTACTATGACAGCAACTGCAGCTATGCGTAGCTTGGTGGATGCTGGTCAGTTTGCTAATTTACCTGGAGGTTTTAAGGCAAAAGGTATGCGTATTGTAGGAGATAATGATCCTATATCTCCTGGTGAGTTTAAAGAGGTGGAAGCTACAGGTAATGATATCTCTAAGATGATTATTAACCTGCCATACAAAGAACCTTCACAAACACTTTTACAGATGCTTAACTTTGTGACGGCAACAGCGCAAAAGTTTGCAGACACAACAGAACAAGTTGTGGCAGATGGTGTTAACTACGGTCCTGTCGGAACTACAATGGCATTGTTAGAAGCCAGCAGTAAATTTTTCAGTGCTATTCACAAGCGTTTACATAAATCTCAAAAAGAAGAGTTTAAACTTCTAGGAAGAATTAACTTTGAATATCTTCCTATGGAATCAATATGTGATATCCCTAATGGCACATTAAAAATATTCCGCAGTGACTTTGATGGCAGGATTGATATTATTCCTGTGTCTGATCCTAATATACCATCCTCTGCTCATCGTATGATGATGGCACAACTTGCACTTCAACTGTCTCAATCATCACCTCCAGGTATGTTTGATATTGAAGAGTTAAACAGAACAATTCTTAATGCAGCAAATATTCCTAACTTAGATAAAATTATGCCAAGCAAGCCAAAACCTGTACCGCTTGATCCTCTCAGTGATATCAGTGCAGCAGTTAAAGGTATGGCTATTAAAGCATTTCCTGGTCAAAATCACGATGCTCATATCCAAGTTAAAACTATGTACTTACAAGACCCTGCTAATGGTGCTAATCCGTTAATGCAACGTATTGCACCAATTTTAGAGGCTAACATGCAGGAACATATGATGTTAAAATATCAGGAACAAATTACTGGTATTACAGAAAATATGGTTTCCTCATATGGTGCTGAAGCAGAACAGCAGGGCATTGATCCTAATGATCCTAAAGTTATTGAAGCAGTCATGGCTACGGCTGCTCAACAGGTTATGCAAGCTAATCAAGTTGCTGCTATGCAACAACAAGCTATGTCGCCTGAAGCACAACTTGTTCAGATTGAAGCACAAAAACTTGGTATCGAACAACAGAAAGTTCAAGGACAAGCGGCAAAAGAAGCAGTTAATGCTGCTAATAAACAACGTGAACTTGATCTTAAAGAACTACAGATTCAATTGGACATGTTCAAAGAAGGTGCTAATATTACAGCAAAAGCAGAAGATTCTGAACGTAATAGAGAATCTAAGAAAGCTATTGCAGCTATGGAAGCACTACTTGAATTAGCAGACACAGAAGCAAATATTGATAGAGATAAAACTCTTAAAGCAGCAGACATGCTAAGTAAGTTTATCTCTGATAGTAATAAAGGATAACAATGGAATTTTGGGACGAATTAAATTTAAAGTTTGAAGAAAAGATAGAAGAAACAAAAAAATCTCTTGCATATGGAAACGCCTCTAGTTACGATGAGTATCGTCAAGCAGTAGGTCTTATAGAAGGAATTGAATTTGCACAAGACTTACTAAAGTACATAGTTAAAAATCGAATATATGAGGAAGAAGATTAATGCAAGCTGTTCAATTAGAAAAGTCAATTAACAATTCAGACTGGGCAAATCCAGATACTAACTTAGTTGATGTAAATGATTTACCAGATATTCCTGGTTATCATGTTTTAGTTCAACCAGTTTTTGTAAAAGAAAAAACTAAGGGTGGTATTATTATCCCAGAAAAACTAAAAGATGATATTGCATATCTTACTACTGTAGGTAGAGTTTTAAAGTTAGGAGACTTAGCTTATAAAGATAAAGAAAAGTTTCCTTTAGGCGAGTGGTGTGCTACAGGTGATTATGTTTGCTATGGAAAATTTAGTGGACAAAAGTTAGTATACAAAGGTCTTAAACTACTTCTTTTATTTGATGATCAAATAATTATGAGAGTACAAAGTCCAGAATTATTAGATCCGACTTTTAATCTTTCTAATTAATTTGTATATTTATATTTAATAATATAAAATATAGTCAAGGCGTAGGATAAACCTCAATTCGTTAGGTTCGCCACTAGCGGTATGTAAAGGAAAAGTAATGAGTGAAAATCAAGAAGAATGGTCAACCATTGAAATAGATGGTGGAGAAAAACAAAAAGCTGTTGAATTTGAAGTTGAAGGTGAAGAAGTTAAAGAAGAACCTGTTCAAGCTGTAGTAGAAGAAAAAGTAGAAGAAGTACAAGAAACTACACAGCCAAAAGAACAAGCTGAAGATAAAGAACAGCCGGTAAAAGAATTAGAAGGTATTGAGACTAAAGGCGCGGAAAAGCGTATCAGACAATTAATTCGTCAACGTAAAGAACGCGACGAAAAACTTCAGAAGATGGAAGAGCGTCTTAATACACTTCAAGGTGAACTACAACAAAAAGAAGAACAGTTATCTACTTCTATAAAAAGTTCTATTGATAGTAGTGAAGTTCAATTAAATAATAATTTAGAGTCTGCTAAAAGTATTTATAAACAAGCCATTGAAAGTGGTGATGTAGATGCTCAAGTTGCAGCACAAGAAAATATTAGTAAAGCATACGCTGAACTTAGTCAAGTTAATAATCAGCGCACAGCTTTAGAAAACTATAGTACACAGGTAGAGCAACAACAGGTAAGTCAGCCACAACAACAATCACCTAAGTATGATCCTAAAGCTGTTGATTGGGCAGCTAAGAATGATTGGTTTGGTAAAGATCAGATAATGACTACTGCAGCTTTATCTATAGATCAAGAATTAAAAGATGAGGGATACGATCCTTCTGATGATGACTTTTATGAGGAAATTGATAGCAGACTACGCAGTCGATATCCTCAAAGATTTCAGGCTACTCCTACTCAAGAACCTGAAACACCTCGTTTGCAGGATACATCGTCAAATTCTGCTCAAGTGGTAGCTGGTGCATCACGCACACCTAAAACCTCTAAGAGTAACAAAGTTAAACTAACACAAGAAGATGTTCGTTTAGCTAACAAATGGGGCATATCACTTGAAAAGTATGCTGCGGAAAAGCTGAAGGTTGAGAAAGCCGAAGGCGATTACACTAGCATTTTTAATTAAGCGTGGAAGGAAAACTTACAATGGCACGAAATACAAACTCACGTAGTACAAGCACTAGGGAAGCTAAACCTCGTAGGACATTTGAAGAACCAAATTGGTTAGACATACCACCTACTGTTACAGAACGATTCAAAAGTGAAGGCATGTCTTTGCGTTGGATTCGTATGACTATCAAAGGTAATGACGATATTCAAAATATGAGTAAGCGTCAAGCAGAAGGTTGGGAGATAGTTCAGTCCGAGGAAGTTCCCGAAATGACACACTCCTCTGTCGTGAGAGAGGAAGGACGATATTCAGGAGCAGTCTGTCGTGGAGACTTGGCTTTGGCAAAAATGCCAACTGACCTGGCTGAATCACGTCAAGAATTTTATGAACAAAAGAGTAGAGAAGCGGTAGGTGCTGTAAACGCACAACTAATGCGTAATTCAGATTCACGTATGCCAATTTCAAACTCTAGTCGTTCAAGGGTAACTACAGGAAGGCAACCTTCTTTCCAAGAATAGCTTTCCTGTTTGTCATCGTAACTTTAAAACAAGGAAAGGAATAGTGTTATGACTGATACTAAAGCACTAAACGGCCTTACTCCTTCTCGCAAACGTGGAGGTGCATCTAACAGCACTGCTACGAATGAATATCCCATTGCAAGTGGTTTTGGAACCAATATCTTCAGTGGCGATATTGTATGTAATGCTGCAGGAAATGTGGTCGTTTTAAGCGTTTCAACTCAAAAAGCTATAGGTGTTTTTCAGGGTTGTAAATACACTGCTGACGGTGAAATTAAGTATTCTAATTATTGGCCTAGTGGCACATCATCTGATGATGCGGTAGCATTTGTTGTTGATGATCCACAAGCTACTTTTATAGTTCAGGCTGATGCTTCTGTCACCGCTGGTGATATTATGTCGCAGAACTTTAGTTGCACATTGGGTGCAGGTTCTACGGTAACTGGTCGTTCAGGCTTCGGAATTGAAGCTGCTTCTCGCACTACCACTACAGGTGGCATGCTTCGTGCTATTTCTGTATTGGATGAGCCAGGAAACGATATTACTGTTGCTGCAGATCGTGCCTTCCCAAAACTTGAAGTTCGTATCGTACGTCACGTAGATGCTTACATCTCCGCTGACTCGTCAGCTAACTAAGGAAGGGAGTAATAACAGATGGCTATTAATCGCTCTAGTATTGCGAAAGAACTGCTCCCAGGATTAAACGCTGTATTTGGTATTGAATATAATGATGTGGACAATGAACATGCTCCGCTCTTTGATATTGAACAATCAGATCGTGCGTTTGAGGAAGAAGTTCTATTCACCGGCTTCGGTACAGCACCTGTTAAAAGTGAAGGTGCTGCTGTTCAGTTTGATGATGCACAAGAAGGCTATGCTTCTCGTTACAGTCACGAGACAATAGCTCTTGCTTTTGCAGTAACTGAAGAAGCTATGGAAGACAACCTTTATGATACTTTTGCTAAACTACGTGCGCGTGGTCTTGCCCGTGCAATGGCAAACACTAAACAAGTTAAAGCTGCTGATGTTTTCAACAACGGCTTTGCGGCAGGAAGTCCTGGTGGGGACGGACAGCCTTTCTTTAGTGCAAGTCATCCAGTAGTTGGTGGTGGTACACAATCAAACACTCTTGGTGCTACTGATCTTTCAGAAGCGTCTCTTGAGTCGGCTTTGATTACTATCTCAAAAGCAGAAGATGATCGTGGTATTCTTATTGGTCTACAGGTTGAGTCACTTCATGTGCCTTCGGATCTTGCTTTTACAGCAGACCAAATCTTGAATAGCACAATGTCAACAACGATTGGGGTTAACCCAACTACTGCTGCAAACGGTGCAACGAATACAAATGATATTAATAGTATTCGTAATCAGGGTCTAGTTCCTGGTGGCTTTTATGTAAATCGTAGGTTCCAAGACAGCAATGCTTGGTTCTTGCGTACTGATTGCCCAAATGGTGCTAAGATGTTTGTTCGTGCGCCTCTTCAAACTAAGATGGAACCTGACTTCGATACAGGCAATCTTAGATTTAAAGCGCGTGAGCGTTACAGCTTCGGCTTCTCTGATTGGCGTAGCTATTACGGTGCTTCAGGTTCTTCCTAAGTTCCGTTTAAATTAAGCTAAATTAAGTGAGGGTGGAGAGAGAGAAATAAAGTTCTTTTTCTTCACCCTTTTTTAATTACCATTATTGTTATATAATGTAACTAATTAAATTCTTTTTATGTAAAGGAACAAAATATGGCTACCACTCTTAGACAGGGATTTATAACTGGAAGTGGGTCAGTTCTTGATACTGTAACCAGTGTTTCTCTTTCAGACACTCGTATTCGTTCTGTCTTTGCTTCAGGTGTAGGAAATTTTCTTATTACTGGTACATCTACTGATGCGCGAGGTACAGTTAAAGGTAATAATATTAGATTTGTAAATACTACAGCATCTGATGCAAATGAACTTTATTTTTCTGATTTAGGCATACCTATGAAAGGTGTAGTTCGTGTTTCTGCTCCAAGTTCAACAGCTACAGTAGCAGTTTTCTATGGCTGATTATACTTTTTTAGTAAATGATATTATTCAGGCATCTGAAAATGAGGGAACAGAGTTTGTTAACTATATTCCCAAAATGGTTAATCGTGCCGAAGAGCGTCTGACAAAAGATTTAGATGACTACGGTTTAGTTTCTTATACCTCTGTTGCTGTTTCTTCTGGAAACAATATCCTTACCTTACCTACAGGAACACGTATAGTTAAGAATATTAATATTGTAAGTGACTCTACAAAGATTAATTTACTGCAACGAACTGATGAGTACATTAATGACTATTGGCCTGTAAGTGCATCAACTGATGAACCAAGATATTACGCACCTCGTAATAACTCCACAGTTTTAATAGCACCTACTCCTGCATCTACTTACAGTGGACAGGTTGTACATGTTAATCGCCCAGTAACATTAACATCTGCAACTCCTGAAAACTATTTCACTGATTTTTGTTATGATCTTCTTTACAATGCTTCTATGGTAGAGGCAATGATGTTTCAAAAAGATTACCCCACTTCACAATTATATGAACAACGATATGCACAGCTTCTAGAGTTACAACGTAATCAAGCACGTAGAACACGTAGAGATGACATGCAAACTCCTGCAAGTCCTGCTGGTGCAGATGACAATCTAGTAGCTAATACTAATTAATGAGCAATTAAAATGTCAGAATTAAGTTTAATTAAGTTTGCTCCTAGAAAGTTTTTTAAAAAAACTAATTATTATGTAAATTTTTTGAATGAATATAATTTTCCTGATTGGTATATGTTTTTAATTTCTTTTTTAACTCGAACACCTACAGAACCTAGAGATAGAACTGAAAACTTAACTTCTCCATATAAAATTGATAGTAACTATATTTCACCAATACCCACAGATTTAAGTAAAACTAAAACTATTTCAGATTGTATGGAAAGTAAAGCGTTAGAAATAGAAAAATTAGCAGGAGACAAATATATAGATGTTTTTTTAACAGGCGGTTTTGATTCAACTGCTATGTATGCAGCACTTTTAAAAGTTTGCGACAACTCTAAATTAAGAGCAGTCTTTCAATATTCTGATGAAGAATGGTCTACTTCTTCAAAATATAAAAAAACATTTAATCAAATTAATACAGAGTTATACAAATATATAATTGATAATAAATATAATTATCGTTTGCTAGACCTTTCCTCAACAATTCACACAGACGATTCTATTTCTGTTATAGGACATCCAGGCAATTTTATTACAAATCAAAAATTTTTAATGCTTGATGAGTATCGTCAAAAGGGTAAAAAATTTTCTAATGTAAAAATAAATTTATTAAATAAAAAATATAATAACGAACCGTGGGAAAAACTAGTTACTGATTTAGCTGATCAAATTGATACATGTAATACTTCAAAAGTAATAGAGGAGTTTAGTCCTGTATTTAAATCTTGCCCAGTAAATACTAACGATCCGCATATAATTATATGGTGGTTAAGTTATGTCTTTTCATATTCAGATAGAATTTTTGGACCTTGGTATTTAGTGAAAAATTTATCGTTAGAAAGAGCAGATAAAGTATTTCCTTTTTTTGATTCAGAAGATTTTCAAAAGTATATGTTAAATGTATGCCTTAAAAATAAAGAATATATTACCCCTGCTAAAGATGGAAAAAATCGTAATAGTGAAATTAGAAGTTATATGTTAGACTTTTATAAAAATGAAAACATTGTAAATTCTTCAGAAGAAACAGGACCAGCTGACCCAGACTCTCTAGATCATAAAGAAGATTATTTACTTAAAAAGAGTAACAAATTACATTTTTATCAAGACAAAGGTACTATGAGATTAAACAACGGTGAAGTTTTAGATACTAATGAATATCTCGAAAGAGAGTCTGAACTAAAAAATATTTTTTATCAGTAAGGAAACTATAATGGCTGGTCCTATCTTTGATCCTCTTAACCCTAATGAAAGTCCTGCTACAAAGTATCAAAGGGAAATTGATGCTATGAATAGAAGAGGGGGTAAAAGAAAAAAATCTGAGGATAAAAAGTTTGATGAAGCTTATGAAAAGCAACAAGCAAACATGCCTACCTTTGAAATGTTAATGAAAGCGGAGGGTGAGTCTGCTGGTGGTCGTGTAGGAGAAGGCAAGAAAAAAAAGGCCGTAGTTAAAAAAAGAGTTAACTTTTTAGGTCGTGGAGCGGGTGTTGCTTTACGCGGCTTTTAGTAAAAGGGGATTACTATGAATAAAAATGTCAAAGAACAACTTTTTATTAGTAAATTAATATCTAAAGGCTTTACAAAAGAACAGATAAAGAACATATTAAAAAATAATAAAAAATCTAAAGCTAGTTTAAAAAATCCTATAGAAGTTGGTCCTCCTCCTAGAGTAACTCCTCTTAAATCTGAAAAATTAAAAAAGAAAAAATCTGACTCTGCTACTTCTTCTAAAAAGGATGACCCAACTGAAGGTGGACGTTTTGCTTTTTATCCTGGTCAAACTTCAAAAGACTTAGGATTAATGTATGAAGTAGACAAGAATAAAATGTCTGATGAAATACGTGAAAGACTAGAAGAAGAAGAACTTTATGAAGGTGACTTCATGGGTGGTCGTGTAGGAAAAAGTAAAAAGAAAAAAGTAAGTAAAGCACCTCGCGGTGTTCGTGCTGCACTCAGAGGTTTTAAAACAATGAAAGTTGGTGGTAAAATAGGTAGGCAATTTAAAGGTAAAACTAATAGATGGGTATAAAAATGAGAAAGAAAGCTGTTCGTAAATCTAAATCTAAAGTTAACCAAGCTGGTAATTATACTAAACCTACCATGCGTAAAAGATTATTTAATAAAATTAAAGCTGGCAGCAAAGGTGGAAATCCTGGTCAGTGGAGTGCAAGAAAGGCGCAAATGCTGGCTAAACAATATAAAGCTGCGGGTGGTGGATACAAGTAAAAATGGCTTTAAAAAAATCACAGAAGAGTTTAAAAGATTGGACAAAGCAGAAGTGGCGTACAAAGTCAGGAAAGCCTTCAGCTAAAACTGGTGAGCGTTATTTACCATCTAAAGCTATAGCGGCATTGTCTCCTGCTGAATATGCTGCTACAACTAGAAAGAAAAAGAAAGATACTAAAAAAGGAAAACAATTTTCTAAACAACCTAAATCTATTGCAAAGAAGACAAAAGCTTTTAGAAAAAAAGGTGGGACTGTGGCAGCTAAAAGAAAGACTACTGGCAAAGGAATGAAAGGTCTTACTATTGGTAAGGGAGATAAGCGTCCTACAAAAGCTGGTGCAGGTCTATCTGCTAAAGGGGTAGCAAAGTACAGAAGACAAAATCCTGGTAGTAAACTTCAAACTGCTGTGACTGAAAAAAAACCAAGAACTAAAGCAAGAGCAGCTAGAAGAAAAAGTTTTTGTGCTAGATCAGCAGGGCAAATGAAAAAGTTTCCTAAAGCTGCAAGAAATCCTAACTCAAGACTTAGACAAGCTAGAAAAAGGTGGAAGTGTTAAATGGCAAAAGATTTAAAAAAAGTTAAAAAAGGTTTATTAAAAGCATCTAAATTACATAAGAGACAAGCTAAAGTAGTTGATAGGTATATAAAGAAAAATGCAAAAAAGAAAAGACCCAAAAGTAGGAACAGGTAAAAAACCTAAAGGTTCTGGTCGTAGACTTTATACAGATGAAAATCCAAAGGATACAGTGGGTATAAAGTATGCTACAGTTAAAGATGCTAGAGATACTATTGCAAAAGTTAAAAGGATAAGAAAACCATATGCAAGAAAAATACAGATATTAACAGTATTAGAACAACGCGCAAAGTTTGCAAATAAACCTGAACAATCTAGGTTGGCAAAAGTTGCTAAACAAACATTAAGAAAGAAACATAAAAGTAAAAAATAAAATGGCATATTTAAGTTCAAACATCCCACAGTTTAAATGTTGGGTACGCAAAGAATTTACTAATAATCACATGGACTATGAAGGAGAATATTTACACGCTTTAGTAATTGCAGTTAATACAATACCAGATAGATCATTAACTTTTAATGTTGTATTTACTGGATGCGATGAAGAAGAAAATGTACATGGTGGAGCAATGTGGGCAAGGATGCCTATCACAGCTTTAGTGGCTGATACTAGGCTAGAAGAATGGCCTGATAAAATGCCCACACATTTAGCACAACCTTGGGACTGTTCTTCTAGAAATCATGCTATAATAGTAATGGACAGAGTATCATCAAGTCCGTGGTTATGTAAGATAGATAATGTTTTTCACACTGGGAGGTATTTGTTTACAGTAGATTATACGGATAGTTCTATATCAGATGATCCTGCACAACATAAACAATCACATGTTTTAGAGTTGATTGATGCAGGACCATATACTGGTAATATAGTAGCACTACCAAATAATAGAGTTAGAGTTACTAATCCTGCTTTATGGGTAACTGGTGAAGGTGCGCCAGACTTCGCACCAAGTCAATATGTCCACTCAGCAGAAATACATGATAGCTATATGAATCCTTATTTAACTTTTAACAACTTGTATCAAGAGGAGACTGAAGACAATGATGAAGAAAAGTAAATATATGTCAAAGGGCGGTGCTATGAAAAATACTAAGTACATGTCCAAAGGTGGAGCAATGAAAAAAGGAACTAAGAATGCTTCAAAAGGTGGTGTTATGAAGAAAAAAAGCAGTAAAGCACCTCATAATCGTCTTTACTAGTAATGGCAATAAACAGATCAAAGATAAGCCAACAGATTATTAAAGCGCCGTCTAAAAGAAAAAAAAGTAATAAGCTAATTAAGTCACTTGCTTTAAAAACTAATAGACGGCGTAAATCTAGAAGGAGATAAATATGTCTAATAATCCAGAGGGAATAAAAGAATATACTTATAATTATATTCGTAATCCCCGTACTGCAGAACAGATTGATGCAATGACAGGCCGTCCTACTGGTCAAGGATATGGTGCTGCACGTAAAGGTCCACAGATCAAAGCTAAAGAACAAGATGTTGTAGTGGATTATGAGCCAGGAAAAATTATAGAATACAACGACTAGGAATAATTAAATGGCTACTAGTGGAACATACGACTTCTCAATGGATATTGATGAAGTTATTCAAGAAGCAACGGAGATGATTGGTGGTGAGCAGACACTAGGACACGAACCTAAGTCTGCTCGTAGATCAATTAATCTTCTTCTCCAAGATTGGCAGAATCGTGGTATTCTTCTTTGGACTGCTGGTACAACTGCTATTTCAGTCTCTACCAGTGTAACATCTTATGCTTTAACTTCAAGCACTATTGATGTTACTGAAGCAGTTCTTAGAAGAGATAATGTTGATCTTCAACTTGAACGTATTACAATGGAAGAGTATTTAAAGATTCCTCGTAAGAGTCAAACAGGTAGACCTAATCAATATGCTGTTCGTAGAGAAAGAGGTAATCCCGTTTTATTTCTTTGGCCTGTTCCAGATAATACCACAGATATTCTAAAGCTAGAAAAAGTTAAGTATACAGAAGATGTAAATAAATCTGCTGGTCAAACTGCAGACATATCCCGTAGATTTCTTCCTTGTTTAACTACAGGTTTAGCTTATTACATGGCTATGAAACGTCCAGGTACAGATGCAGGTCGCATTGGTCTTCTTAAAGCAGAGTATGAAGAACGTCTTATGAATGCTATGGATGAAGACAGAGAAAGAGCAAGTGCTTATTTTTTACCTAGAATAAATAGGTTATAATAATGGCAAGTAATAAGAACGCCAAAGCTGTATGCGACATATGCGGTTTTGTTTACCCACATAGGGTAATGCAAATGAACAGTTATGGTTTACTTGTTTGCCCAACAGATTTTGATGGAGCATATGATTTAAAAAATCATCCACAAAATAAAGTACCTGATGTAAGAGATGATATAAATATTCGTAATCCTCGTCCACCGTCTAACTCAGATAGAGGCATTGAGTGGCAGAATGCTAATACTAAATGGGAAGACACAGATAGATTTTGGAATTTAATATAATGACAACACTCACTGGCAAACTCATATCAAATAGTTATAAAGATTTACTTCAGGTAAGTAATAGTAATAGTGGTGTAGACTCAACTGTACGTTTTGTTTCAGATGGTGAAGGAACAAACTCAGCCTTAAAAATAAGTAACTCTGAAGTAGAGACAACAGGTAAACTAACCGTTGGTGCTAATATTAGCGCATCAGGAAATATAACAGGTAACTCTGCTACTATAATAGGAAATATTAGTGCAGCAGAATATTATGGTGATGGTTCTAATCTAACTGGTATTTCTGCTGCTGCGGCAACATCAGTTACTGCTTTCACAGCTAATAATTTAACAGTGGTTAGTGGGGCAGTTTTTAATGGTAAGGTTAGCGGAACATCTGCTGAATTTAGCGGTGTAGTATCAGCTTCAGTATTTTCTGGAACTGCTGCTACATTTAGCGGTAATGTGACAGCATCAGCTTACTATGGCGATGGATCAAACTTAACTAATCTTTCTGTTACTCCTGCAACATCGGTAAGTTCTTTCACAACAAATCAATTAACAGTAGTTAGTGGCGCAGCTTTCAATGGAAAAGTAAGTGGCACTACTGCAGAGTTTAGCGGCATAGTATCGGCTGCTGGTGCTAATTTTAGTGGTAATGTAACTGCAGCAGCTTATTATGGTGATGGGTCTAATTTAAGTAATCTTCCTTCTGCACCTACTTCAGTATCAGCGTTTACAATTAATACACTTAGTGTTGTAAGTGGCGCAACCTTTAGTGGTAAAATAGCTGGCACTACAGCAATATTTAGCGGTAATGTTAGTGCAGCAGCTTACTTTGGAGATGGTTCTAATTTAACAGGTATTGGAGGGAATGTAACATCTGTAACATCATTTACAGCAAATCAGTTAACGGTAGTAAGTGGTGCAGCGTTTACAGGTAAAGTTAGCGGCACTGCAGCGGAGTTTAGTGGCAATGTCAGTGCAGCGGCTTATTATGGTGATGGATCAAACTTGACAGGCATTGGAGGTAATGTAACATCTGTATCATCGTTTACGGTAAATCAACTTACTGTTGTTAGCGGAGCATCCTTCACAGGAAAAGTTAGTGGTACAGCAGCAGAATTTAGTGGTATAGTATCAGCTTCTGTTCTAAGAGGAACTGCTGCTACATTTAGTGGTAATGTAACTGCAGCATCATATTTTGGTGACGGTTCTAACTTAACTAATTTACCTACTGCTCCCAGTTCAGTATCAGCATTTACAGTTAATCAGCTTACTGTTGTAAGTGGTGCAGCATTTAATGGAAAGGTTAGTGGAACTGCTGCAGAGTTTAGTGGTAATGTTAGTGCAGCTAATGTATTTGCATCTACTAATATATTTGTAGGAGGCACAGCAGTTCCTACTGCTTCAGACATAGCTGCAGTTAGCGCACTAACCAGCGTTAATAAAGCAGCTATAACTTCCATTAACTCTATTCTTGGAGATGGATCTAACTTTGCTACTTCGGCAGAATTAGCTGCTGTATCATCAGCTTTAGCAACAAGTATTGGTAATAGCAATACAAACATTGCAGCAGTAAGTGCATTAACTAGTGTTAATTTAGCAGCCATAACTTCTATTAATTCTATACTAGGAGATGGTTCTAACTTCGCTACGTCAGCAGAACTAGCTGCTGTGTCATCGGCATTAGCCACAAGTATAGGAAATAGTAATACAAACATAGCTGCTGTTAGTGCATTAACAAGTGTTAACTTAGCGGCTATAACATCTATTAACTCTATTCTTGGTGACGGTTCTAATTTTGCTACATCAGCAGAACTAGCCGCTGTATCATCAGCATTAGCTACAAGTATAGGAAACACTAATACAAGAGTGGCTAATACCTCTTCAGCTTTAGCTACAAGTATAGGTAACAGCAATACAAACATTGCTGCTGTAAGTGTCTTAACAAGTGTTAATTTAGCAGCTATTACATCTATTAATTCTATTCTTGGGGATGGTTCTAATTTTGCAACATCTGCAGAGTTGGCGGCTGTATCGTCAGCATTAGCAACAAGCATTGGAAATAGTAATACTAATATTGCTGCAGTTAGTGTTTTAACAAGTGTTAACTTAGCAGCCATAACATCTATTAACTCTGCTACTTTATTAAAAGCAAGCAATCTTTCAGATTTAAATAGTGCTAATACTGCTAGAACAAATCTTGGAGTAGCAATTGGAAGTGATGTTGAAGCTTTTGATGCAGATATATTAAAGGCTGATACAGCAGACGAATTAACTGCTGGATTTAGTGCTGCTGCTCATAGTGCAGGTACAAAATCTAGTGGTACTTATACTCCTGATGTTGATGATGGCAACTTTCAGTTTGCAACTAATGGTGGCGCACATACATTAGGTGTTCCTTCTAAGAATTGTACGATGGTAATTTTATATAAAAACAATGGTAGTGCAGGAACTATAACTACTTCTGGTTATACTAAGGTTGATGGAGACACTATTTCGACGGATGCAAATGATGAGTTTTTCTTTTATATTACAAGAATAAATGATGGTTCAACTACATTCTCAATGCTAACAGTGAAGGCATTGCAGTGATATGACTTTCCCACTACCTATAGTTCAAGGTGGTACTACAGTATTTGCTACTGGAACTGTTATAACACTCTCTTCTAATACTGCTGATTATAATTTAGCTAATGACCTAACTAATAACTATAGTTGGGACGGCAGTAGTGCTATTAATGTTACACTTAATATTAGTTCAGGTGTAAATGTTAGAGCAACATCAACAGGTACAGCAGCTATTACAGCTACATTAGTTTCTGGTAGTAATTTAACTATAAATAACTCAGGAACTATAGCAGGAAGAGGAGGTGCGGGAGGAACTAGATCAAATAATACTGCAGGAGGTAATGGAGGTAATGGAGGTAATGCCATTGATCTTTCTAATTTAACCGCAGTAATTAATAATGCTTCAGGAGCTAACATCGCAGGAGGGGGTGGCGGTGGCGGTGGTGGTGGCGGTGGTCGAGGAGGCGGCTCTTCTCATCCTGAAACAGGGTGTGACGGTCAAGTTAATTTTGCTGGTGCGCTTGGTGGTGCAGGTGCAAGCACTGATAATCCAGCTACAAATACTGCACAATCAGCAAGTGCGCAACCCTCTAATTCTGGTGGACTAGGCGGTGCAGGTGGAAATGGAGGCACTTGGGGAAATGCAGGGGGAAATGGATTAATAGGTAATTCTAGTGGACCTTCAGGATGTACAGCTAATCAAGCTGGCGGCGCAGGAGGTAGTGCAGGTAAAGCAATAAATGTAGGATCAGGAGCAACTAGAACACTTAATAATTCAGGAAATGTATTTGGAGCGACATCATAAATGAGTCTAATATTAAAAAAAATAAATAACCCACTACCTGGAAGCGATAAGTCTCCACCTGATATAGAATTACAAGATATGGTTCTTAACTCAGACAAAACTGCTTTTATTCCTAAGTACAAAAGTTTAGAAGTTGTGAAAAAGGTAGTGTTAAAAAGATTAGAAGTAAAATATAAAAAAAGTTTAGACTGGTATTACCCTGAAATCAGTAGTGAAAAAGAAGAACAAGCAAAAAAATTTTTAAAATCAAAAATAACATTTACTGAAGCTTCATCTTTAAATGGGGAAACTATTAATGAAAAAGCGCAGGATGCTTTAGTAAAATTAACTAATAATGACAATAGAAAATTATTAGATTCTATATATAAAAATCAAATAGATAAAATTAATTCTTTAAAAGATGTTCAAAGTTGTGTAGACATTTTAGAAAAACAAGACATAATACAAATTTTTCAAAACGATGAGGACTGTGAAGATTGTAAAAATATTTTTAATCATATTATTAATGTAGGGAATATATCTAATATTTTTAATTCTTCTTTTGATTTAGACTGCAGCATTAAACTTTTTGATAAGTGTATTAATTTTTTTAAATTTGAAAAAACAATATCTATTGATAAATCTTCTGATTCTCTTGGAGATAAACTTGTATTTGTCAGACCAGATCTTATTAGAATAAGTTCTAAAAATTATAACAATAAAGTTTTAAATTCTATAGGCAGTGTGGTTCACTGTTTATGGACACCCATTGATCGTACAAATACTTTGTCATCTAATTTTAAAACAACAGGAGAACCTATTCCTAATTCTTCTGGGTTTAAAGATACATTTAGTCAAGTAGCTGATTCCACTGCTGCTAGTCTATGGGATGAGAATAAAAAAATTAAAGTTTACTGGAGCGGAGGAATTGACAGCACCGTGGCTTTAATTGCCCTATTAAAAACAAAACCAACAGATTGGCAAGACAGATTAGAAGTTATTTACACTCATAACTCCATTGAAGAAAATATAAATTTTTGGATAAATCACATAAAAAATAAAATTAAATGTGAAAAAGTTGTTGATCCAAAGTTAACTGACGACAAGTTTCATGTACAAAATCCGTTTAATAATGCTGTCTTAAAACATATTAAAGATAATGCTTCTGAAGGATTAACAGTTACAGGAGAATGTGGTGATCAATTATTTGGGTCTGCTGCTTTTGTAGAAGATCCTAAACTTTTAACTATGTCTATATTTGATTATCTTAAAAAAGAACACTCTAATAATATAGATGAAATTAACATGCTTAACAGTAAATGTCCTATCGAACTTAAAACTATTTCTGATATGTTATGGTGGTGGAACTTTAATTGTAAATGGCAAGAAGTTTCTTTTAGATCATTAGCGCTTATAAATAATAAAGAATATTTAGATAATATCAGACATTTTTTTAAGACTGATAATTTTCAAAAATGGTCTATAGAAAACCCTGATAAAAAAATAAAAGACACTCTCGAAAGTTATAAATTTACTGCTAAAAATTATATATATGATTATGATAAAGACGACAATTACAGAGACTACAAAATAAAAGAAGGTTCTTTACAAGTAAAGTATGGTTCTGTGTTAGCTATAGATAATAAAAATAATATTATTTGTGCTGGAGATACATCCTCAAGTAAAGAATTATTAATTAAAAAATATGGTGATTCTCTTTTAAGGTTTTTAAACTAATGTTAAAATATACTATAATTTTTACACTATTTTATTTACAAGTTTTTTTATATTCTTTTTCTGCACAAGGATCACATAGGCCGAATCCTATACCTGAAGACTTAATAGCATACAAAAGTTTTTGTGTAGATGAAGATGCAATATTAAGAGTAGGCAAAGGTTTACAAGAGTCAAAACAAAAAGCAGATCTTATATTCCTTACCTTATCTGGAGGAGAGAGATGTTTTACACATCCAAAAAAAGTAATAGGTTTAGTGGTTGAAGAAATATACAGGTTTAAAAATTATTTAAAAATAGAAACAATAGTTTATAAAATTCAAACAAATCCTATAGAGTTTGGTTTTATATTATACCTGTCTGCACCAAAATTAGGAGTTTAAAATGGCAAGTACTTATACATCAAACATTAGACTAGAGAAACAAGGAGATGGAGAGAATCCTAATGCTTGGGGAGCAATTCTTAATACGAATGTTATTGATCTGGTCGATCAGGCGGTTGCAGCATATCAGATAGTTTCAGTTAGTGGTACAACTCCTATAACACTAACTCAGGTTAATGGTGCTACAGACCAATCACGTAAAGCTATCTTGTCTTTTGATGGCACACTTACAGCAGAAACTTCTATTATTATTCCTTCTGTTAATAAGATGTATTATGTAAGAAACAATACATCAGGATCATTTGCTCTTAAAATTAAGACTGCAGGTAATACTGCTGCTACAATAGAACAAGGTTCTAATGTGATGGTGGCAACTGACGGAACTAATGTATTTCAAACTGCATTCCCAACATCTGTAAGTTCTTTTACAGTTAACAGTCTTACAGCTACATCAGTATCTACTAGTGTTCTTAATGCTAGTAAAATATCAACATCTACTGTGTCTGCAACTACTATACATACTACATCAATATCTGCTGTATCAGGTAGATTTTCAGGTACAGTATGTGCATCTAGTTTTGTAGGTGCTGGACTATTACCCACAGGAATGATTTCTCCTTATGCAGGAACATCTGCTCCATCAGGATTTTTACTTTGTTTTGGACAAGCTGTAAGTAGAAGTACTTATTCTGATTTGTTTGCAGTAGTAAGTGCAACTTATGGTGCAGGAGATGGATCAAGCACTTTTAATATTCCTGATCTTAGAGGAAGAGTTATTGCAGGTCAAGATGATATGGGCGGCACAGCAGTTAGTATTCTTACATCTGCTGCTGCTGGAGGAATAGATGGTTCTGCTTTAGGAAACACTGGTGGTTCTCAAACTCATCAATTAAGTGTCGGTGAACTACCTTCTCATAGTCATCAAGTTTCTGTTATTGTTGGATCAGCACAAGTAAAAAGTGGTAGTGGTGCTACTAGAGCATTATCTAGTCAAACTTCTATAAATACATCTAACACTGGTGGTGATGTAGCACATAATAATATCCAACCTACATTTATTCTTAACTACATAATAAAAACTTAAATGGCAAGCACAACAGCAAGATTATTTAAATTTAATCTCAAACCTGGGATACGCAGAGAGTCTACAGATTACTCTGAAAGTGGTTCTTGGTATGACTGTGATCGTGTGCGTTTTAGAGAAGGCAAGCCAGAAAACTTACGCGGCTATCAAAAACATTTAGATACTACCTTTGACGGTACAGCAAGAGACTTACTTACTTGGCAGAATAATAACACAGAAAAACTTTTGTCTTTTGGCACAGAACAAAAACTATATGTTCTTGCCAGTGATATTCTATATGATGTAACTCCTATCGTAAGCACAGTAACTGTGGGAACAGATGGAGCAATAGGTAAGTTAGCAACTGTTTCAGGTTCTAATAAGATAGCAGTTAGTCTTAATGCAAATAATGTTTCGGTAAATGATCATATCTTTTTTGCCAGTGCGTCTATAAGAAACTTTGCCAGCACTAACTTTGCTGCCAGTAGTTTTGGTGGACCTGTATTTAGAGCAGTTAGTACAAGCGGAACAAATCGTTTTCTTATTAGCACTACAAGTGTGGCAACAGCTACAAGCACAAGTGCAGGTACAGCAACGGTTAACTTTCTTCTAAGAACAGGACAAAGTGATAACATTCAAGGTCTAGGTTATGGTGCAGGAGTATACAATGCTGGTGTGTCTACAACAGGTGGAAGAGCATGGAACAGACCTGCTGAATCTTCAGGTATAACCTTTGCTGCTACTCAATGGTCATTAGATAACTTTGGTGAAGACTTATTAGCTGTTCGCAGAGGTGGTAATTTATTACATTGGGATGCAGATGCAAGCATCAGACCAATTAGAACAGTTATAGTAACTACTGCTCCTGCTAGTATTAATAGTATTGTTGTGTCTCCTAATGACAGACACGTTTTAGCTTTTGGTACAAATGAGTTTGCTGGTGGTGCGTTTAATCCTTTGTTAATTAGATGGTCAGATCAGGAAGACTTTACCAACTGGACACCATCAGTATCCTCTACATCAGGTGAGTTACAAGTAGTAGATGGAACAACTCTTAAAGGTGGTATTAGATCACGTAATACAATTCATGTTTGGTCTGATCAAGCACTATATTCTTTACAGTATGTAGGTCCACCATTTATCTTTGCTATATCGCAACTAGGAACTAACTGTGGATTAATAGGTCAACATGCAGCTATTAACGTAGACGGTATTTCTTATTGGATGGGAGACAACAACTTCTATAGGTTTGATGGTAGAGTAGATAAACTAGACTGCACTGTTCGCAGATACTTATACGATGATTTTAATATGGCGCAGGGTGATAAAGTTTATGCTGCAGTAAACTCAGAGTTTCACGAAGTTGTATGGTACTATCCTAAAGAAGGTTCATTAGAACCTAATGCTTATGTTCTTTATAACTATGAGGAAGATACTTGGGCATACGGTACTGGTTTCTACACAACCTTTAAAGATGCTACAGTGTTTACTAATACTATAGCAACAGGAAAAGTATCTGCAGGAGCAACACCTCATATTTGGGACAATGAACCTGTATCTATATTTACTGGTGATGGAGTAGCTTTGTCTTCTTTCCTACAGTCAGCAGACTTTGACATAGACGATGGTAACGATCTAATATTTGCAGACAGAATTATTCCTGACTATACTATAAACCAGGGTAACATAAATATGTCTGTTAACTTCAGAGAGTTTCCTGCAGCTAACACTACTGAAAAAGGACCGTTTGAAATTAACTCAGGTACAAAGAAGATAGACTTCAGGGGCAGAGGAAGACAATCTAATGTAAGAGTTTCTTGTAATGACTTTAATACTTCATGGAAGTGGGGTAGTGTTCGTATGGCTATACAATCAGATGGTAAACGATAATGGCTTTTCTTTATCCAGAACTACCTAGATATCAGAACACAGAAGATTTAACTCAGGTATACAATACTCTTATAGCTTATGCTGGTGAATTAAAGTTTCTTTTAGAATCAAGAGATGTAGAGATAGGTTCTACACCAGCTACTAAAATATATAATGTTGTTACTGTATCAGAGATAGGTAGACCTGCTAGTGGTGATATAGCTTTTGCTGTAAGCGCAAGTAAGTTTAGAGGTTACGTAGGTAATAGTTGGGTGGACTTTCACTAATGTATGACTATAAAAAGGTTTTAGAAGTAATAAATCAGAATACATTTATTGAGAATGTAAATAAAGGTATAGTACAGCCTCCTGATTTTTTTGGAGCAACTAAAGCTGAAGGTATGGCATATTCAAAAAATTCACTGTATAATAAAGAAAATACATTGCATGCAGACATGACTAAGGCGCAGTCTAACTACATGGATATAAGGAGATGCTTATAATGGTTGATGGGTTAGATAGGCTGGCAGATATACAAGCTTTACGTGAGGCTGCTCAACGTCCTCCTGCTGAAGTACAACAGATGCAACCTCCTGCACGAACACAACTGCAAATGGTTTCTCCTGAAGCTGGTTTACAAAATATAGTTCCAGGGCAAATATTAGATGAGAATGGTTTACCAGTGTCTCCTAGTCCTGTTGATGCAGTTGGTCAGGTAACTAATATAGCTGGTCAGTATGCTATGGCTAATCCAGATAAGGTTGAAAAATTTGCTTCAGGATTAAGTGCTTTTAAGTTGGGTGCTGAAGCAGGAAATATGATAGACAAAGGTGTACAGGCTGAATCAGAAAAAGAAAACTTAGATGCTGTCAAGGATGTTGCTAAATCATCACTCGATAGAACTAGAACTAATATGCCAGCAATGGCTATGCCAGTTCAAGCGCAAGAAGAAATCCAAGTAACTGAAGCATCTCCTATGCAAGCAGGACTAGCTAGTGTTATGCCTATGCAAGCAGGGGGAAGATTAGTTCAAGGTATAAAAAATAATACTAAATTTCAAAATGAATTAAATAATGTTATAGAGGATCAAACTATAGACCCTGCTGTTAAAAGATTACTTCCTTTTTGGACAGAACAAGAAGGATTTTTAAATACAGCAAAATCTGCTATTGAAGGTGGAGCAACTAAAGATATTGGATTTGGACATAAGTTAACTAATCAAGAAAGAAAATCTAAAAGAGTTTATGGTATTGATATTTCAAAACCCATTTCAGTTAAAGAAGGTTTAACAATAGCTGTTAAAGACTTAGAGAACAAACTTAAACAAGTAAAAAATAATATTCCAAAAATTAAAAAAGACTTAAATTTATCTGAAAATGTAAGAGATTATGATCAACTATCTACTAATGAAAAAGCAGCTTTGTTAGATATGGAAGCGAATGTAATTGGTGGCACAAGAACATATAAAAATTTTACTAAAGGAATATTAACAAAAGATAAAGATTTAATAAATGATGAATATGAAAGATCATTTAGACGAAATGGTGAAAGAATTTTATTAGATAGAAGGAATAAAGCATTTGAAAGAGAGTTTGCTAATCTTTTTATGCCTGAAGAATTATATAAAATTAGAGAAACTAATCTAGCAAAAACTGCTTCTGATTTAGAAAAGGCAAGAGAACTAGAGGCACAAGCTGTAGCTAATCAAGAACAGTTTTTTAAAGGCATATCTGATATTTTAGGAGGCGGTAATAAAAAAGAATCTGGAGCAACAGGTGAATATATTGTGAAAGAGGGCGATAA